CCAAGTGGCACATTACTTAGCTTGCTTAATATCTTGGTTGATTCTGGTCAAAGATTTGCATCAATCGCAGAAATAAATACAGGCCAAGGTAATCCAAATGCACCTGTCGGTACAACACTAGCTTTATTAGAAAGATCTACAAAAGTTTTATCTGCAATACACAAAAGATTACATAACTCGCAGAAAAAAGAATTTAGGTTATTGGCTGATGTATTCCAAGAATATCTACCGCCAGAATATCCTTATGCAATAGCGAATAATGAAACCTCAATAAAACTATCAGACTTCGATCAGAAGGTGGATATCTTCCCCATATCAAATCCAGATATATTTAGTCAGTCACAAAGAATAGCTATGGCTCAAGAAATGATGGCCTTAGTTCAATCTAACCCACAAGTTCATGGGCCTAACGGTACTTACGAAGCTTACAAAAGAATGTATGCAGCGATAGGTGTAGATAATATTGACCAGATATTAACACCACCACCTCCTACAGAACCTCTACCAATGGAAGCTGGTTTTGAAAACAATCAATTATTGTTAGGTAATCCTGCTCAGGCATTTCCACAACAAAATCATGATGCGCATATTGCAGTACATATGTCTTTGTTAAATACACCACCTGTCCAAATGAATGCTCAGGTTCAAGCTTTGATACATTCACATATCATGCAGCATCTACAAATGAAGGCAGACATACTTGGTGAACAGCAAATGCCACCCGAAGTTTTACAACAGTTCCAACAGTTGCAACAACAGGCACAACAAGCATCTCCAGAAGAAGCACAAAATCTTTCTTTGCAAGCAGGAGATATACTTGCTCAATTCTCAGCACCAATACTTGCTGAGTTGTTAGTAGAATACAATCAAAAAATTGGATCACCTGAAGATGAAGATCCTCTAGTATCAATTAGAAAACAAGAACTTGCTCTGAAAGGACAAGAGTTATCTATGGAGCAACAACAGTTTATCGCAGAAGAACAAAGAAAAGCTGCTGAGGCTCAACAGAGAATTAATGTTGATCGTGAGAGAATTGATGCTCAAGAAGATATAGCGGATATGAGGAATGATACTGCTATTAGAAGACTACAACAGCAAGCAAGATTTAAATTAATGGATGCAGAAAACAAAAACAAATAACAAAGGTTTGTTTTGGGATCATGTCAATAAACGGTTTTACCGTTGGCATGAATTAAAATTGCTAATGCAGGAAAGAAAGCTTAAAAAACAAAATGCCGAAAAGCTGGATCAAACAACAAGTTAACCACGTTAAGAAAAAAACTTCTATCGGTAATAGTAAGTTAAGCGGTGGTGCTGGCACAAATAAAAAGAACACACGTAAAAAATATAGAGGGCAAGGAAAATAAAAACTTGCAAATAATTTATTTAACCAAGATAATAAACAGCATGATAAAAAGAACTGATATCAAACAACAAAAAACTCCAACTGTAATGAAAAATAAAAATCCTTACAGTAATAAAGGTTCTGTACCTCTTAAAACAGATGCAGGAACTTTTGTTGCCGATACAAAACCTAAGCCTGGAATGGGTAAAGGTAAAAGTAGAGGTATGGGCGCTGCCGAATTTGGTGGCAAGTTTTCTGGCATTTACTAAGTGTCGGTTGTTTGGATTAGCCAAAAATTTTTAAACGAAATTGAGGCTCAAAAAGAAAGCGTAAAAGATACAATCTTGGCTGGTACCAAGGATTTTGCGCAATATCAGTATCTGTGTGGACGTTACAGCTCTCTCGTTGACGCAGAAAATTCATATAGGGAGCTGCTAGGGAAAATACAAGAAGATGCCGAAGATACACGTACCTGACCATGTTGCTCAAGCAATAGAAGAAGAATCCAAACAAACCGAAACAAAACCAAAAGAGAAAAAAGAAGAAAAGGCTCCTGAAAGCACACTTCCTTATGTGGATGAAGCTGCAAGAGTTTTAGATCCAACTCTTTTAGATAAATCAATTTTAGAAAGAATGCCTCAACCTACTGGATGGAGAATCCTTATTCTTCCATACAGAGGTAAAGGTGTTACTGAAGGTGGCATACACCTAGTTCAATCTCAAGTAGATAGAGAATCTCTTGCGACTGTTGTGGGTTATGTTGTCAAAATGGGTCCTGATTGCTACAAAGATTCTAGTAAGTTTACTGAAGCTTGGTGCCAGGAAAAACAATGGGTGTTGATAGGACGGTATGCTGGCGCTCGCTTTAAGCTTGGTGATGAGTCTGAGTGTAGAATCATTAATGATGATGAAGTTATAGCCACTATATTAGATCCTAACGATATCCTTGCAGTATAAGGAGAAATCATGTCAGAAGAGGCAAAAAAAGAAGAAATAGTTGAAGAAGGTGAAGTTGTCGAGGTAGATTTACCCGAAGAAAAACCTAGCGGTAAGATAGCTGATCTAGCGCCAAAAGAAGAAACGGCAGAAACCGAAGAGGTGGATGTTGAGGCTCAAGAGGCGATAGAAGATGTTTCTAGTGAACCAGCAGAAAAATCTCAAGATGAATTAGAAGATTATTCTGAAAAGGTTCAAAAAAGAATTAGTAAACTTACTCGTAAATTAAGAGAAGCTGAAAGAGGCCAAGAGTCTGCATATGAGTATGCAAAAAGAATGGCTGAAGAAAATCAACAGCTAAAAACTAGATCTTCAACTCTAGATAGGTCTTACCTTCAAGAAGCTGAAAGTAGATTAAAGTCTCAAAAGCAACAGGCTCTTGCTGCGCTTAAAAATGCACATGAAGTTGCTGACTATGACAAGGTTGCAAAAGCTCAAGAAGTTCTTGCAAAAATAGCAGTAGAAGAAAATAAAGTAACGGTATCAAAAGCTCAGCTTGAACAGCAAATGAATGTCCAGGAAGAGCAACAAGCTAATTATCAAGATTACGTACAACCTCAACAACAAAATCAGGCACAACCTCAGCAAAATGTAGAACTAGCTGAAACTGATAGAAAATGGGTTGAAAAAAACAAATGGTTTGGTGAGGACGAAATAATGACTGTTTCTGCCTATGCAATTCATAATCAATTGCAAGAAGAAGGCTTTGACTTGGGGACAGAAGAATATTATAGTGAGATTGATAAGAGAATTCGTTTAGAATTCCCACAGAAGTTTAACGAATCTTCTGTTAAATCTAAGCCTCAACAAAAGGTGGCTTCAGCAGGTAGGGTTGCTGGTAATGCAGCATCCAATAAACGACAAGTAAAATTGTCACCATCTGAAGTTCAAATGGCTAAAAGATTAAACGTACCGCTTGGCGAGTACGCAAAATATGTTAAAAGGTAAAACTATGACAGAAGATAAAAAAGATTTAAACAGAACCCCACGTTCTGCAGACACTCGAGCAAATAAAGTTGCTCGCAAACCTTGGAGTCCGCCATCAATGTTGGATACTCCTCCTGCACCTGAAGGGTACACTTACAGGTGGATACGAGCTGAACTCGTAGGTAATGAAGATAGAAAAAATGTAACCTCTAGGATGCGAGAAGGTTTCGACCTTGTAAGAGCCGAAGAGTTAGATGGATTCGAACTTCCTACCTTAGATGACGGTAAACACGCAGGAGTTGTTTCGGTTGGTGGTTTGCTATTGGCTAAGATTCCTAATGAAACGCGCGAGGAAAGAAACTCCTACTTTGAAAATCGTGCGCATACCCAGCAAGATGCTGTGGATAACGATCTTTTAAGGGAATCAGATCCAAACTCTCCGATTTTAAAACCAGAGAGAAGTAGCAAAGTAACTTTTGGCGGTGGTCAGCGTAGCTGATTACCAAATATAAATTTTAAATAATATAGGTAACTTATTATGTCTAACAAAAATGCACCCTTTGGAGCAAGAGTTGTAGGTAAATTAGGTTCTTCTCCACAAGTGGGTGGGGTTACAGAATACGAAATAGCCTCAGGTGCTTCTGGGAATATTTTTTCAGGCGATTTAGTAAAAATGACCAATACAGGTACTATTTTAGTAGCTGCTGCTGGTGATGAAGCCTTAGGTGTGTTTAGAGGTTGTACTTTTACAAACTCTTCAGGTGAAACTGTTTTTAGTTCTCACTATCCTGATGGTACTGTATCGTCCGATATCAAGGCATTCGTAATAGATGATCCTAATGCTGTATTTGAAATTCAGAGTGCAGGTTCTCCAGCGCAGACTGATGTAGGCTTAAATGCAGATATTTCTTATACCTCTGGCTCTACCAAAACTGGTATGTCGGCTGTAGAATTATCAGGCACAACTGCTGCAACAACTGCAACTTTCAGAATTATGGGATTCTCCTCTGATCCAGACAACAGCACAACAGGCTCAGCTAACGTGAATGTTATAGTTAAATTTAATGAGCATTTCTATGTCGATCCTACAGGAGTATAAATAATGGCAATTAATAGAGCGCAATTAGCGAAAGAATTAGAGCCAGGTCTTAATGCTTTGTTCGGTATGGAATATGCTAGATACGAAGCAGAACATACAGAAATCTACGAAACAGAGAGTTCTGATAGAGCGTTTGAAGAAGAAACTTTAATCGTTGGGTTCGGTAATGCTGAAGTAAAAGCTGAAGGTAGTGGTGTCAGATTTGACAGCGCTAACGAAGGTTACACTTCTCGTTATACCCACGAAACAGTTGCTTTAGCTTTCGCGCTAACAGAAGAAGCTGTCGAAGATAATCTTTATGATCGTCTTGGCGCAAGATACACAAAAGCATTAGCTAGATCTATGGCTAATACTAAGCAAATCAAAGCTGCGTCTGTATTGAACAATGCGTTCTCTACAGCTGGTGGCGATGGTGTATCTTTAATCAATACTGCTCACCCTCTTGGGGGTGGTGGTACTCTAGCAAATAGAGCAACTACTATGGCGGACCTTAATGAAACTTCTCTTGAAGATGCATTAATTAATATCTCTACATTTACTGATGATAGAGGTCTTAATATTGCTTTAAGAGGAATGAAGTTAATCGTACCACCTCAACTGCAATTCGTTGCTGACAGACTTCTCCAATCTCCAGGTAGAGTTGGAACTTCTGACAACGACATCAACGCAGTTAGAAATACTGGTATGTTGCCTGATGGCTATGTTGTTAACCACTATCTAACAGATACAGATGCTTTCTTCTTGAAAACAGACTGTCCTGATGGATTTAAGTACTTCGAAAGATCTCCAATGCAAACTGCATTAGAAGGTGACTTCGATACTGGCAACATGCGATATAAGGCTAGAGAAAGATATTCATTCGGATATTCTAACTTCAGAGCTGTTTACGGTTCTCAAGGGGCTTAATGAACGATAGGTTGTAGCGTTTATAACTCATTTACAACCACCTAGGGGGCTTAACCGCCCCCTTTTTTTCCTCTAAATTTACATTCAGTATAAAAATATGTAGAATTTAGGCATGAACATTCTTTGTGATGTTGTGTCTTTATCTCAAAACCCCTGTACGGGTGTTTGTACTACTACGTATGGCTTAGGAGAGCAATGTGCAGGATGCGGTAGAACTTTAGAGCAGATAAGAGATTGGAATAGTTATTCCGATTTAGAAAAAAAGCTGATTAATATTGATTTAGCAGCTAATTACGAAATACGGCAAAAAAAGGAGTTCAATAACATGTCAACAGATAAAAAAATTCAAGATATAAGCGGTAGGCTAATTACAACACAATCTTTAATTGAAATGATGGGAGCAGACATGCTGGATCACTTTGGCAAAGATCCAATCATCAAAGAAACTTATGAAGCCTTAGTTGAGGCACGTAACAAAATACTGAAAGCAAAAGAATCTCTTCCTATTGCTTTGGAACAAGCCTCATAGTAAACTGAAATTTGTTAATTAGCTTAATGAGGGCCGTAATCGGTTTCCATTAATACAAATATAAAGGAGTTCATAATGGCTAATCCACATTTTCAAAACTTAATATTAAACGCAGGTAATACTGCAGCAACCAAGCATAAGAAAGATGTTCCTATGTTTTTGGTGAATCCATCAAGTTCGTTATTCTATCAATATTCAAATGATTTTATGACTTACAATTCTGGTGATTGGACAATCACTACAACCGAAGCTGGCTCAGGTAATGCTAGTGAAGCTCTTACATCACAAGCGGGTGGAGCTTTATTAATTACAAACGATGATGCTGATAACGATTTAGACTTTTTACAATTAAAAGGCGAATCATTTAAACTCAGCAGCAGCAAAAGAGCTTACTTTGAAGCAAGGTTTAAAGTTAGTGATGCAACTCAATCAGATTTCGTAATGGGTCTTCAAATAACTGATACAACACCTTTAGCAACAACTGACGGAGTATTTTTCATTAAAGATGATGGAGATACAAACTTAGACTTTATTGTTGAAAAAGATAGCACATCAACAGATACAACTGCTATTCATACAATGGTAGATGACACATTTGTTGTGGTCGGTTTCTTTATTGATCCAAATACATCACAAGTTTCCTACTTCATAAACTCATCCGATCCTGTAGGTGTTGTTAATACTAACCTACCTGATAATGAAGAACTTACAGTATCTTTCGGTATTCAGAATGGTGCAGCAGCAGCTAAAACTATGACTGTTGATTACGTAAACGTAATTTGCGAAAGATAGGAGATAAACAATGGCAGGTAGAATCGTAGGTTCAGATGTAAAAACAGCTACAAGTACTAGCTCCGCGACAGGCGGAGCAGTATTACAAGCTAGCCGTTCAAGATTGAGGGGCTTTATAATCACAGGAGGATCTTCTGACGGTACCGTAACATTCAGAAACGGTTCTGTTACAGGTTCTACTCTTTTTATTGCTCCTTGTAACGCAAACGATACTGAGACTATGAATATTCCAGATTCAGGTGTTTTGTTTGAAGATGGTATTCATGTCGTATTAAGCAATATAGATAGAGTAACTGTTTTTCATTCATAAGATTTATATTTTATGGCCGAATACAAAGGCAAAAAAGTAACCCTTAACAGACCAAGGGCTATTCGAAAGGGTAGCCCTGGTTATGGTAAAAAGCGTAAAGAAGTTTTTGTAAAAGGCTGTAGTAGCGAAGGCTCTAGGGTCAAACGTATAACCTTTGGTGATGCCAAACTCGGCATGCACAAAAATAATAAAGCTAGAAAAAAATCATACTGTGCACGTAGCGGGGGTATAAAAAGCGACAGGTGTAGTGCTAATTATTGGGCACGTAGAGACTGGGACTGTTAATGAGCGACCCC